GGGGTAACAGCCGGGCACTAAAATTTTGCGAAGAGAAAGTTGTGGCACTACGTTTATGGAAAGCTTAAAACTGCTTATAAATAAAGGACTTTGAAATCGGTGGTGTTTAAGATGAGTGAGGGATCTGTTATCAGCCGCCATTTCCCACACAATCCGGATGTGGGGAGCGACTTCGTCATTAATAATAACTTTTTTTGGTTGTTTTCCGTTTGGCAATGGATCGCCGTTCGGTATCAGTTTATATCCTATCGGAGTTTTCCCGCCAACACGTAGTCCTTGCCGGACCCTGGCAATGGCTGATGCCTTTACCCGCTCGCCTGTTAATTCTCTCTCAAATGCAGATAGCAAACCAAGGATACCAATTACCACGCGCCCGATAGCTGTTGAGCTGTCCAGGTTTTCTCTTACGGAAACAAAGTCAACGTCTTTAGCCCGGAAAAGATCAATCAGCGAATAAAGGTCCCGGGGATTACGTGTCAAGCGGTCGAGACGGAAGAAGATTATTCCGTCAAACGACCGCTTTTTGTTTATCTGAGACAGGATTGATTGGATGCCGGGACGGTTGAGGTCTTTTCCTGAATAGCCGTCATCATTTATAACACCTTTTTTGCCGAAGTTAGCAAGTTCGTATCCAAACGCATCTATCATATTTTTGCAATGATGGGCTTGGGCATCAAGTGTTGTAAACTCACCTTGGGCCTGGTCATCAGTGGAACAGCGGGTATAAATTACATATCGTTTTTTCTCAGATTTTTTGTTGGGTGTTATCACAAATGTATCTCCTTTTACAACAACCCCTATAACAAAACGGCGCACAAGTCAAGCGATATCAATGGGTTTTGTTTGTTCTGTGAAAGCGGCCTAAAATATAGGCATCTACTATGTATATCCCGATTTTTTCTGCAGTTTGTCGCAAAGAAAGTGCGACATTTTGAGAAGAAAATCGGGATATACACATAGAGGTGGTTAATATGGGGCAGCGGATAATAAACAATTTCGAGAAGCGGTTTGGAGGCCGGATTCGTATAGATTATACGCAAAAATCTTCCGCATCAGAAAAACGACTCCAAGACGGAGCTCTCTGTAAGGCAATAATAAAAGTGCTCTCCGGCATTTTAGGCAGAGAGCCTACGCAAAGAGAGATTTTAGGTATTGATGACGTTTCAAAAAACATAAGAAAGCGCAAATGATTTAAATCTCTTACATCCTCTGTAAAGCTATCTCATAACACCCGGAAGTCATTCATTACGTTGCTGTTTCTTTGCGGCAGTGTTAGAAAAACTAAGGGGGAGGTTTTTTGAATTACGGAGGATTGTTCGAGAGCTGGGAAATTGGGATCGCAAAGAAAATAATTAATGAGTATAGAGAAAAGTATAAAAGTTTAAAACTAGAGAGCTTTGATGACCTGCTACAAGAATGTCTTATATGCTGGCTGAACCTTCGTGACAAATACGATCCCGGCCGAGAGGCTTCAAAGAAAACTTTTATGGCCGGGGTCATCAGAAAAGAACTTGGTAAGATTGCTGAGAAGGCGAGAGCAGATAAACGAAAAACAATTTATGAAAGCGTTTCATTAGATAGCCCTCTTAATGATGATGAAGATAGCTCTACTCTAAAAGATCAGCTCCCGGCAATCAAAGATACCCCGCCCCAAATTGAATCATAGGGGGTTCATTCCCCGCAGCTTGCTGCGAAAAAGTTATCTGGGATAAACATTCGATACCCCGTAGCTTGCTGCGGGGTAGTTGATTCAGACCTAAGAATAGAACTTTCCAGAGTATATCAAAAACTCACACCTCAGCAAAAGAAGTTATGCAAGTTACTAAGTGAAGACGGCCTAAATATAAATGAGGCCAGTAAGCATTTTGGTAAGCATAGGAGCAATGTGTATCGAGAAGTTCTTAGAATCAGGGAAATCTTTGAAAAAGAAGGGCTTAAGAATTATTTGAAATAATTTTTAAAAAGTATGCGACATTTCGGGCAAAAAATCGGGATATACGAATGGAGGCGAATGAAATGACGGATGTATGTAAATTCAAATTTCAGGAAAAGATAGGTAAAAAAACTATCGAGAAACAGATAGCCCGCGCGATTGAGACTGCCGAATATGCTTTTGGCCAAGCCAAGGTTAGGCTTCACGCCGGGTATCTGGCCACCAACGACAAGGCGGTCATCGATGCTTCGAGCGAGGTCGGCGAATACATCGCCCAGATATTCATCGGCTTAATGACCCGCAAACTCGGAGAGGATAAGTTCACCGTGGAAAGGATAAGGAGGAAAGAAGATCTATGAAAGTAAACAAGGGATGGAAAGACCTCTACAAAAGACTGAGCGGGTATAACCGGCAGAAGTTCATCGAAGCCAACCGGCCGCTTGGAAAGGATCCAAAAGAATTCATAAAGATGCTGATGTGGTTTCTGGCAGTTTTATTCATCATCGGCATCGTTTTGGTTATCGGGAGGTGATAACGAATGGCTAACAAAAGGAAAGAATTATTAGCTTGGTGTAAGCAAAAAAGAGTTTTCTCGAAGGCAGACATAATAGCTTATGAAAGCAGAAACTATTACCTGCGGGCCGACAGGACTATCAGGGATTTTGTCCAGAAAGGCATAGTCAGGAAGCTGGATAAGGACGAATGCATCCGGCGAAACTTAAAAGGCAATATGGCCTGGTATGAATTTGTAACCACATAAACATGGCGGCTCTAACGTATGGCAAGAATCAGATATTTAAAACCGGATTTTTTTAAAGATGAAGATATAAAAGAACTTTCTTTTGAGGCGAGATTATTTTATCAGGGGCTATGGATTCAGGCCGACCGAGAGGGCCGGGGCGAAGACCGTCCGGAGAGGCTCAAGATAGAAATCATGCCTTATGATGAAGTTGATGCCGAAGAAATAATGCGGCTTTTGGCTCATCATAAGAAGAACGGTAAAAGACCGTTTATAGTCCGTTATGAAATCGACGGCGAGAAATATTACCAGATAATCAACTGGCAAAAACATCAAAGGCCCCATAAGACAGAACGGGAGAGCGATATCCCACCGCCGCCTAAAGAGCTTTTAACCGTTAAGCAACCGTTAAATAACCGTTGTCCTACAAATATCTCAGTTGGGAATGGGGATGGGGATGGGGATGGAAAAGAGAATGGGGAAGAGATAGTTAATAAACAGGCAGAGCCAGCTTCCGCTGTTTCTTCAGAAACCAAAGAAGCCTTGGATTGTGTATATAGCCAGGGATTCAATATCTATCAGCTCATCAATAAATTTAAGAAAGACGCGAAATGGCGCAAGGACGAGAATATACCGGATGAGGTTTTGAGTAAGATATGCCAGCAGTATCAGAAAGACAAGGGTAGGATCAGCCAGCCTTATCCTTGGTTCATCAAAGTACTTAAGATGGAAAGCTCGGCTTACTTTGCCCGGATGAACATCGAACAGAGTAAGAAATTCAAGAGGCAAGGCATTGGTAAGATGGCGGATATATTAAAGCAGATTCAAGAACACGCTAATGAATAACAGAAGAATAATGGAAAAGATATTCCCGACCATATTAATTGTGCTCGATATTACTTCAGCTGTTGTCTATGCCTGCGGTGGAGACATCAGGCGTATGATCTACTGGGTGGCGGCGGCCACGTTGACCGCATGCGTGACGTATTGAGTCGTGGGTCCTTCCCAGGGGGGCTTGGGCCGAGGGTCAGGTGAGGCGCAGTCTGTCAGTGATTTTGGGTTTTGAAAAGTGATGTCGTGGTCATATGGGGTGGAGGGCAGAAAAGCGGCAACCAGGGGGCAACACGCTTGAAATACGCTGTAAATAAAGGGGTTATGGACTTAGAATTTGTATTCAAAAGGAGGCAGAAATGGCAAAAATCAACGTAAAACCGGACATTTTGGAAGTTAAAATGTCCGATTTAAAACCGGCGCCTTACAATCCACGGGAGATTTCGGATGGGGCACTTGCTGGCCTGCGGCACTCACTTGAGAAGTTCGGCCTGGTGGATCTCCTGGTGGTTAACAAGCGCAACATGCGGATTATATCAGGGCACCAGCGGTATAAGATTTTACAGCAGGAGGGTGTCGAGAATGTCACCGCAATTATGGTAGACCTTGATGAGGTTTCTGAAATGGCCATGAATGTGACACTGAACTCTCAGGAGATTGTAGGGGAATGGACTCAGGCAATTATTCCTCTCTTAGAGAAATTGCGCACTGAGGCTTCGGATGATTATCTCGCACTTCGCATGAAGGAGTTGCGGGATGAGGTCTCGGAGTTCGAAGCAGAAAACACAGGAGCTGGCAAAACACTGCCCGATGATATCCCGGAGCCGCCGGAGGAACCTATTACTAAAAAGGGCAATTTGTGGATATTGGGAGAGCACCGGCTTTTGTGCGGTGATGCGACTTGTGAAGGAGACGTTGCAAGGCTTATGGCAAATCAAAAGGCAAGCCTGTTTGCAACGGATCCGCCTTATTGCGTTGACTATACCGGAGCCGATAGACCGACAGGCGGTAAGGACTGGTCGGATGTCTACCGTGAGGTAGATATTCCCGACGCGAAAGAATTTATAAAATCTTTTTATAAAGTGGGACTGAATTACATAAAAGAAAACACGGCCCTGTATTTGTGGCATGCTTCGAAGCGTAAAGCAATAATCGAAGAAGTTTGCGATGAATTGAAGTTGTTGCTTCATCAGCAGATTATCTGGGTAAAGCCCTGCGCTATACTCACCTATTCTTTTTATTCCTGGCGGCACGAGCCGTGTCTTTTAATGTGGATAAAAGGACAAAAGCCGCCTTACCGGCCAAAAGACAAATCTATCGGAAGCGTCTGGACGATTGATTTATTAAGGTCAGGCGACCCAACAAATCCCGAGTATTACACAGATATCTGGGAGCTGGATTGGGAAGGCAAAAAAAGAAACACCGGAATTAAACATCCTACAGTCAAACCCACAGAGGTGTTCGCTATTCCCATGAGGGTGCATACTTCGCCGGGCGATATCTGTTATGAGCCGTTTTGCGGTTCAGGTTCGCAGATTATTGCCGGGGAGCGTCTTAACCGGCGTGTTTTCGCGATGGAGATCGAACCTGTATTCTGTGATGTTACGGTTAAGCGATGGGAAGAATTTTCAGGAAAGAAAGCAATCTTGGAGGAAGGTCAGTGATAGAGAAGAAACAAAACCTGGCAGAGATTGCCCGCAAGAAAAGGCATCTTTATTTGATTGAGAAGATGCAAAGCAGAAAGGCTTTGTCTAATCAGGAGATTGCCGAGCTTGAGCAATTCGAGGCAGAGCCCCTGGGTTCCGCGGTCGTAAAGACAATGGAAGAAGTTGCCAGGATTATGGATGTTGCCTACAGGACTGTTCAGCGTTGGAAAAAAGACGGTATGCCTACTACCAGGGAAGGTTTTTATGATCTTGACGAAATCAAGGCCTGGTATGAACAGCGCAATGTAGACCAGACTGATGAGAGGGCTTATTGGAATGCGAAGATCCTAAAATATAAGGCAACTTTGCTTGAGTTGGAGGTTAAGAAAGCAACCGCCGAGTTGTTGCCCCGTGATGAAGTGGAGAAAGGCCGGATTGCAAGGATCATTGCGGTAAAAACATCTTTCCTTGCCTTACCGACAAGGCTTGCTCCGATTTTGGCGATGAAAGAACCCAGGGAAATTGAAGCCGAGTTATATGAGGCGATAATAGAGATTATAGAGGAATTTGCCAGAGATGATGATAGTGAGGAAACAAGACAGGAAAATCTGGACGCCCGAGGAGAAGCAGTCGTGGAAACCCCCGGAGAAGATAACAGTCAGCCAGTGGGCTGATCTTTTTCGTTATCTTAATCCGATTACTTCAGCTGAACCGGGCCGGTGGAAGACTCAAAGGACGTCTTATTTGGGAGGTATCATGGATGCTTTCACCGATCCCTTTGTTGAGGAAATAACTGTTATGGCCGCTTCTCAGGTTGGTAAGACCGAGGCCATGTTTAACATGCTCGGGTTTATTATTGATCAGGATCCGGGGCCTACGCTTGTGGTCCTGCCGCGCGAGAGTGACGCAAAGAGTGTTTCCTGTAATCGGGTTCTGCCTATGATCCAAGGTTCTTACGTTTTACGTCAGCATCTTCCCAGGCTTTCGGATGACATAACAAGACTTGAATATCACCTGGATAGAATGACTTTGTATTTCGCCGGATCGAACTCGCCTGCCGACTTAGCCTCTCGCCCTATCCGTTATCTTTTTTTGGATGAGATCGATAAATATCCGAAGTTCTCGGGCCGGGAAGCTGATCCGATAAAACTTGCCAGTGAGCGGCAAAAAACATTTTGGAATAAAAAAACAGTTAAAGTATCCACACCGACAACCAGAGATGGCTATATTTTTAGGGAGTATGAGAAATCAGATAGGAGCCGTTTTTATGTTCCCTGCCCTCATTGCGGCAAGTATCAGGTTTTGGTATTTAACCAGATCAAGTGGCCTAAGAGTGAGAAATCGTCCGAGCGCATCAAAAACGAACGTCTCGCCTGGTATGAATGTTGTCACTGTAACAAGCACATAAAAGATTATCACAAAAATAAAATATTGTTGCAAGGCAAATGGGTACCGGAAGACGCCGAGCTTGATGATGACGGAAGTATTTCGGGAAATATCATCAGAAGTAAGCACAGAGGATTTTGGATCAACTCTCTTTATTCTCCCTGGCTTAGGTGGAGCGATATAGCAAGTGAGTTTATGAAGTCGAAAGATTATATCGAGCTTCTGATGAACTTCGTCAATTCCTGGCTTGCCGAGGTCTGGGAAGAAAAGATAGAAGAAACCACCGTCGATAAGATAAGGGTTCTCTCACGCGAATATGATCAGGGCACGGTGCCGGATGACGTGATTGTATTAACCGCCGGAGTAGACGTCCAGAAAGACCACTTTTATTATGTGATTCGCGGCTGGGGTTATTATGAAGAGTCCTGGTTAATCAGGGCCGATCGTGTCGAGTATTGGGAAGATATCGTAGATGTACTTTTCAAGACGGAATACAAACGCTTGTCGAACAATGATACTTTGCCGGTATACATGAGCTGTATCGATTCGGGATACCGCACTGACGAGGTATACCGGTTTTGCCGGGAATGGTCGGACAGGACAAAGGCTATCAAGGGACAGGAAGAACTTGCGGGCGGCCGCTTATATAGAGCTTCCAAGATAGATATCAATTCAAGAACCGGCAGTGTTATCAAAAGCGGTTTGGTTTTATGGAATTTAAACGTCAGTCAGTATAAGGATAAAATCAATCGCCTGGTTGCGACTCGAGATCCTTATAAATGGCATATCTTTAGGAATCCAACCGATGAATACTTAAATCAATTTACCTCAGAGCATAAGGTTTTGGTGCGAAACAGAAACACCGGACGTGCCAAAGAGGTTTGGCAGAAGAAAAAGACGGCGATGGCAAACCACTATCTTGACGCAGAGGTCTACGCAGTTGCCGCGGCAGACATTATCAGGGCGTTAAACATCAGGAAAGACGAATCAGTTAAAGTGCACCAACAGATAGTCGATCAAGATACCAGCCGTGGAAATTGGATCAGGAAACGTGAAGGAAGCTGGCTTTAAATGAGCAGATGGATTGAAAGAAAAACTAACTGGCTTAAAAACGACAATTATGATAGTGGTTTCAAAGAAAAGACAGCGGGACGCCCGCCAAACAATAGCGAGGATTACGGAGTCAAATTTATTCCGTTGAGGTGTCCGAAATGCAAGAGCAAAAATGTCCTGTGTTATAAAACAGACTTTCCAATCAGGTATCACACATGTCAGGCATGCGGCTGGAAATTCAAATCGGTAGAAGCAAAGTAATTATTACCAGAATCTGGTAACGACTATTTGAAACGGAGAATTATTTTAAGTAATATAGGACTATAGATTGTTGCGCCGGGCCTGATCAGCTCTTAAGCGCGCCCAATAGCAAGAAGAAGCCCGTTTCTCGTGCACGAGCGAGATGCGGGCTTTTTTATTGGGATATAAAAGGAGATCGTTGTGAGCGCGCCTTCAAAACAAGAGATGCTTGATAATGTCGAAAACGCTATTAACGCAAGGATGACAGGCGGTGCTGTGCAGTCTTACTCTATTGGCGGAAAAAACCTCCAGTATATGTTACTTTCGGAGCTTCGCGCGTGGCGTAAACAATTAAAATGCGAGATTGCAGAAAGCGGCGGAACCACGACATACGCAAAGTTCGATAATCCATCATGAAGACTAAAAAGAAAATATCAGAAAAGTTATCAACCGGAATAGACAATGTCATTTCTTTCTTTTCCCCCAAGGCCGGGTTCACGCGAAGGATGTACCGGGAGGCAATCAATATCTCGCATAAGTTCGGCGCTTACAAAGGAGCGAGCAGGGATCGCCTGCGTTCCTCATGGCTTCCCGGAGGGGGTTCGGCAGATCAGGATTTGCTTCCTGAGTTATCCGATATCCGGGAGCGCAGTCGTGACTTAAATAGAAATGACGCCCATGCCTCAGGGATTACCTCTACCATGACTACGAATGTCATCGGGACCGGCATCAGGCCTCAGTGCAGGATGGATAAAGATTCCCTCGGCATAAGCGAGAAGTCGGCAAATAACTTTCAGAAAAAAACCGAGAGGATATGGAAGCGTTGGCTGCCATATGCTGATGCGGGAGAACGCATGGACTTCTACGAAATTCAACAGCTGGTGGATAGGCAGATCCTTGAAAACGGCGAGGCGATAATTGTTCCATTGATGTTGAAAGACAAAGGCAGGCCGTATTCATTGGCCCTGCAGTTGATAGAATCCGACAGACTTAATACTCCATCCGATAAAAGAAGCGATAAATCAATCAGGTCCGGTGTCCGGATTGGCGAAAAGGGTGAGCCGATTTCTTATTTCATTCATAAGACACATCCCGGAGATATCAGCCACAGGACTAGAGAAGAAGCAAGGCAATACATGGAAATCCAGGCCAAAGGCGAATATGGCAGAAAGAATATTTTTCATTTGTATTATGTTTTACGGGCTGGCCAAACAAGAGGGGTTCCCTTCTTTGCTCCCGTATTGACTTATTTCAAAGATTTAGCCGAGTATGCCGAGGCAGAACTTGTTGCCGCGCGTATCGCGGCATGCTTTTCGCTTTTCATAACTTCCGAGTCATCGATGGATGTGGCAGTTAATTCTGCCTATGAGAAGAATGCTTCAGGGCAGACGGTAGAGTCGTTAGAGCCGGGGATGATTAAACACCTGATGCCGGGGGAATCCATTACCTCATTCAATCCGCAGAGGCCAAGCGCGACATTCGAACCGTTTGTCGATAGGATTTTAAAGGCAATATCCGCGGCATTGGGCCTTCCTTACGAGTTGGTCGCAAAAGACTTTTCAAAGACAAATTATTCAAGCGCAAGAGCCGCGCTTCTTGAGGCCAGAAGATATTTTAAGGTTAGGCAGGAATGGTTAGCTCAAAAACTCTGTCAGCCTGTATGGGAGATGCTTTTGGAAGAGGCTTATTTAAAGGATGAGCTGAAAGTTAATAATTTCTATGGAAATCGGCTCGATTGGGTTAGGGCGAGATGGATAGCACCCGGCTGGTCCTGGGTGGATCCGCTTAAAGAGGTTAAGGCATCCAAGGAGGCTATCGCAGGGAACATTTCAAGTCTGGCCGACGAAGCAGCCGGGCAAGGCAAGGATTGGGAAGAGATTTTAGAGCAGAGAGCAAGAGAAGAGCAAAAAAGAAAAGAGCTTGATCTTCCGGAGACGACAACCAAATCAAAAACTCCCGCAGAAGAGGAAGAAGAAAAGAAAGAGGAAATGAGGCAAGAGGAAGATGTTAGGGAAATATTGAAAGACGCCGAAGAAGTTACGAGGAAGAACGAGAAACTGAGCGGCGAGCTTGTGAAGATGGGAAATGACAACGGCATCTTAAAAAAGGAATTGGCTAATATAAAAACCAAGCTGGAGAAGGTTTTAATCGATGGATAAAAAACAAGCCCTTTTAGAAAGAAACAAAATCAGCCGGTTATTGGGTACGGAAACCGTGGACGATAATCTGGAGAGGAATATTTTTCTGCTTCAGTCTTTGGATAGACAGAAAGATATCGTCAGTATCATCAGCAAGGTTTATGTGTTGATAAAAGAAGGACAGCCAGACTCCAAGGCATTTAAAGATATCAAGAATGAGATACGCGGATTGGCAGAAACATTGGACAAATACCAGCAAGCATTTAGCAAAGAGTTTAAGGTCTTTGTCAGCAATTTCCCGCCCCCTGCCGGAGAGGTGAGAATATCTAATGCAGAAGATTTCAAGCAGGAACACCCCAAGGAGATAAGAGTTTCTAATCTAAAAGAGATAAAACCCGAGAAACACCCCGATGAGATAAGCATTAAGAAGCCTGTTTGGTATAAAGAGTTCGATTTTAAGAAATTGTTCAAATTCGCTAAAGATTCGAACGAGAGTATTTTTAGCCAGGTCAAGACAACTATTTTTAAAAGTTTCATTAGGAATTTAAAACCTAAAGAAGCGATACCTGTCAGGCTGGTAACGGAAGACGGCGAGAAATTTTATCGGGCCGGTAATGTTTACGTCGGGGGCGGAAGCGATGGCGCTGTTTTAACCGAGTTGAGAAAGTTAATCGGTTTCGAGATTCCGGCTTACGATTATATCGCTTTGACTTATGTATCTTCGGGCGACGGCCAGGGTGAAATCGAAACCGTGACTTATAAAACCGGCGGAGCTGGCGGTATCACGGTTGCAGTCTTGACTTTGACTTATAATTCGGATGATGAAATCGCAACAATAGCAAGGGCTTGATATGTCGATGAAATTCAATCCAACTACGGCAAAACTGGATATTGTGCGGGCAAAAGCAAAACCTGCAGGAGCTTTAATCTTTGACATTGATTTTAATAACAGCGCTCAAGAAGATATCGTGATCCCGCTTGACTGCGTGAAGGAAATACTAAGAGCCAGATTATATATCGATGAAGACCCGGGAGCGCCGTTTAAAGCCTGGGCGACATACACCTTTTACAATAAGACCGCCAAGAAAGGCCAAGACGCATTCTACAGAACGGCCGCTAAGCTGGTTTATACCGAATTGGAAGCGGCTACAACCGGAGCGGATGCGAACATCACGCCGGACGATCACACTGATTTTAGCCCTAATGATTTAGCTTTGATTTTAGACGGCTTGGAATTTATCAGGTTACAAACAATAGCCGACACAATGATTGCCGAGGATACTATTGGGTCTCACCCGATTGACGCAGGTCTGGTGAGAGTATCGGAGTTCAGCGGCTTCTCGTTATTTAATAATGAAGCCGGAAAAGAAGTTTATCTGCGGATTAGTTTTGCCAATCCGCAGACAGTCAGCTTGAAGCTGGAGTTAATTTTAAGGAAGTAATATGAATAAATACTGGGTAGGCACAAACCAATACTGGCACGATGATAATAATTGGGCCCTAACAAGCGGCGGTGCTGGCGGCGCAGGTATTCCAACCGCAATCGATGATGTCTTTTTTGATGCTAACGGCGATAACCTTATATGGTTTACTCCGGCTTTTGAATGCAGGAACTTGACCTTTGAATTATCGGCATCGAGTAAATTTTTTCTCTTTGAACAAGGCGGAATAATTCATGGTGATTTTTTACAAGAGGCAGGTTATTTCGGGGGAACCGGCGGCGGAGGCTATGTATTGGAATTTAAGGGCAACTGGCAAAGCACGGGAGGCACGTTTGCAATCGGTACCGGGACAGGCATAGACCTAATCTGTTTGTTTTCCGGGATAGATAAAACATATCAGTTAAATCAAACGGGAGCGGCGTCATACCAAAATTTTAGCGTGACCGGAAGCTATACATTTTCAGGGACGAGGCTGGTTGTTGCCAATATATACCAGAAAATCAGCGTCACCGGGACAATGAATATTGCTTTTGGGAAGAGGATCGATTTAGACGGGAACGACGCGGGATTCGATGTATTTACCGGAACAATAAACGGCGATGGAAGATTCAGATGTGGTTATAGGAATACCAGCGTTATGCCTGTCACAGGAACTATTTCAATCAAGTATTGGCTGTTCAGCTTACAAGGCGCTCTGGCAGTATTGAATCCGAGAACTTACGAATCTAATTGCGAGGTTGAGATTGAATACAATAGCAACGGTCAGATCTTTAGATTAGGCGGAAGCGCAAGACATTATTTTTTAGGGGAATTAACTATTTTGTGCGATGAGGCTTCGGTTAATACTGCCGAATTCGATTGTGCCAGCAACAATGCGGAAATGTGGATTGGCGGGAAATTCGATATTTACAAGGATGCTTTTCCCAACGCAACTTTTACGATCAAGTTTGGAAACGGGATACATGTTTTTAAGGGGACAGTGGATTTTTATTTTTCTTATACTTCTATATCTACTCATTTAGTTGTAGATGCCGGGAAGGGAACGATTATTCTTTATCCTACAGGCCGTCAACTTATACCGTTGCCGGTACCATAGAGGATTTGTTATGCCGATTGAACCTATAATTTTAACAAATATTCAATATCGTTTGAGTAGAGTTCATTCTGCCGGGGTTGAGCTTCAAACGTATAACAGAATAATTTTATTTAACGAAAATTTTACATCACCTTCGCCTTATTTTGTTGAAGGATTTAATGCTTTTGAATTTATCGTAGAAAGCTATCGGGCAACCTGGAGTTTTAGAAAACAAACTCTTACTCCGCAGATGATTTATGATTTCGATAGATTTAAAGTTATCGGCAGTGAAATGTATTTACCGACTATCCGTTCCCGGTTGAGTTTAACCCCTGCTCCATTTGGGTTAAAGGTAAATGACGAGCATGATGTGTTTAGTTGTAAGCTTCAAGACGTTGATGCTTCCTGGGGAGAGCAAATCGATGCTTACAATTCGACTCCTTTATCAAGCATAGCCAATATTGACTTTTACGATCGGGATGTCAGAAGCGTGAACAGGCAAAGAAACATTTTAGGCGAGCGGGCAAAGATATCGCCGACACCAGCGCCCGAACCTTTAACGGAAATGTTATTGGAAAAATTATAAGAAAGGGAGGAACAAATATGCCATATAAAACCGAAAAGATACCGAAAGCGGCTTTGAAGTTTAGGGAAGAAGATGTGCCTGTTGAAATTTTGGCATCGCAGGAAGGAGAAAAAACGAAGAAGCGCAAATTCAGCATGATCGCCAATAGCGGCAGGGTCATGCTTAACCACTGGCTCTGGGGAAATCTGGCAATAGATTTATCCGGGGTTTCAATCGGCCGGAAGAAAAAGCCAGCGTTAAGAGAACACAATTCCAATCGCATCATTGGCTGGACAGAAGGCATTAACATAGATGAAAAAAGAGGTATTGTTGCTGAGGGTATCTTCTCGGAAAAGACAGAAGACGGCATACAGGCTCTGGAACTCGCTGACGAAGGTTTTCCCTGGCAAGCTTCTATTTATATCCCCCCTCTTGCAATCGAGAGAGTAAAGGATGGGGAAACAGCCGAAGTTAACGGTAGGAAGATTAAGGGGCCTGGAACAATATTCAGAAAATCGATATTGAGAGAGGTCTCTTTTTGTGCTTTGGGAGCTGATGAGAATACCTCAGCAAGCGCTCTTAAAGATAAGGGCGATAACATAGATTTGGATGTCGAGATCATAGAAAACAAAAAGAAGGAGGTGGATAACATGGAGCTTACTGATTTAACACTGGAGATGTTAAAGACTGAGAGGTCTGATTTAGCCGAAGTCCTTTTGAAAGAGGGCAAGGAGTCCGGAGCTAAAGCGAATCTGGATGCAGGGGTAAAGCAGGAAAGAGAAAGAGCCCTTGCTATTTTAAAAGAGGCTAAAGGCTTTGAAGGAATGGGAGACATTACCAACGAGGCGATAGAAAAAGGCGACAGCGTTGAGGTTGCCCTCGGCAAGTTCAAGGACAAGAGGCTTGCAGAGCTGGAGAAAAATGCGCCTTCCAACCTTGGGCCTAACGCGGACGATCCTGAAAAAGGCACTAAGAGCCATCTTGACCGGGCAAAGGCGTATCAGGCAGAGCATGGCGGAAGCATGACCGAAGCCTTGAAGGCGACGGCAGAGAAAACAGTTAAGAAATAATTCGTGGTGAGCGCAGTCGAACCACGAAAGTTACTTTTAAAAGAGGAGGGATAAAAATGTCACAGCAAACAGAAAATGGTTTAAAGACTTTTACCGCCGGAGAAGTATTAGAGGCTTATCGCCGGGTAAAGTTAAGCGCTGGAAGCGGCAGTCAGGTCGAGTATGCTGATTCGGATGAGGCTTGCATCGGCATTACCCAGAAGAAAGCCGAAGCCATTGGAGATATGGTAACCGTTGCACTGGTTACTACCGGCAGGACTTTCAAGGTTACAGTCAATGAGGCAATGGCGGCCGGGGCTCCTATTTATGCCGGGGCCGACGGTAAGGTTCAGGATACGGATCCGGGTGCAGGAACGATCAGGGGAACTGCGCTTGAGGCCACGACAGCAGACGGGGACATCATAGAAGCGATTATGGGCTCTTAAGAACGGGATGTTAAAAGAGAGTTTTAAAATTGTGTTTTGAAAAAAAGGAGGAACTAAAATGGGCGTAGAATATTCAGGAACTCATGCAAAACCGCGCCTTGAGTTAGGCGTGGCGGTTATGGAGTATGTGGAGCAGGCCAAGGAGTTTATTGCGACAGCTTGTTTGCCTATCTTCAAGACAAAAAAGAAAGAGTCTTCGTTCTCGGCTATCACCAGGGAAGGCATAACCAGGGATGCTGATACCAAGCGCGCGCCTCGTAGTGCTTATAACCGGGATGGATTCGAGGCAAAGGATCTTTCTTATAAGTGCGAGGAGCACGGTCTTGAAGGGGCTTTGGACGACGGCGAGAGAGAAATGTATGCGTCGGATTTCGACGCCGAGCTGGTTACGTCTCAGATCACTGCCCGCAGGTTGATGCAGGCGCAGGAGAAAAGGGTTGCGGATGCTCTTTTCAATGCGTCGGTTTGGACAGGGGCGGATCTGTTTACGGATCATTCCGCTAATCCCTGGGACAATATTGCATCCGATGTCGTTGGCCAGGTTCGTGCGGCAAGAGAAAAAGTCAGGGCAAATTGCGGGATCGAACCCAATGCTTTGATTTGCAGTAAGATAAACATCGACAACTTGTTAGACAACACCGGCATCAAGGATTCGATTAAGTACGTCGCTCGTTTGACCGAGGCGGAGATTCTCAACGCTTTGGCTGACATCCTGGGATTAAAGAAAATAATTGTCGGGAAAGCAATCCGTAACAGTGCCAAAGAAGGACAGTCTTTTGTAAGCGCCAACATCTGGAATGATGATTATGCCATGGTTGGCGTAATTGCCGAAGACGGCCAGAACTTGGTATTGCCAAGCGTGGGAAGGACCTTCTTGTGGATAGCCGACAGCCCGGATAATGCCACGGTTGAGTCTTATCGGGATGAGGTTCATCGCAGTGATATCTTCAGGGTAAGACAGAATGTTGATGAGAAAATCATCGATGCTTATTTCGCTCACTTAATGCAGGTGGACGCATAGTCGATTTTCAACTTTTAATTTTTCATTAAAAGGGAGGAGTCGATTATGGAGCAAAGATCTTTTCGCATAATTTTGGCTGAGCAGAAAAACATCGGCGGTATAGTCAGAAATCCCGGGTACGTTCTCTTGGAGGGAGTGTGCCCGCAGATGTTGACGGCTGATGAGATAGGAGAATCTATTCGGCTCGGTCAGGTCAATGTTGAGGTTATAAAATCTAAGAACCATAGTGAGGAGGCTCCTTGAGTAAGGGGCCTCTTTACTTTTTAAAGGAATAAGTTATGAGCCTTAAAGACCGGTTTTCTCTTGATGTGATTAATTGTTTTTTAAACACTGCTGAATTCGCAGAGGCGATTACATACACCCCTGAGGGAGAGGTAGGTAAAGAGATTAATGCAATTGTGGTTCGCGGCAGGCTCGAGCCGGGGAGTGAAGACCAAGGCAGAGGTTTGCAAAATCAGGTGGAGATCTATATTGCCAATGACACTACAGAGGGCGTTACATTTGTGGATAAAAAAGATGATCGCATAACCTTAAACGACGTTGAAGGAACGAGCCGTGAGGCGCGTATCATCGAGGTTTTGCATAAAGACGAAGGGGCATGGCATTTACTCGTGGGATGGTGATGTATGAGATTGATGACGGAAGTTGATATGAGAGCGCTGGACAAGGCGATAAAGATTGCGCCGAGAATATTAAAGTTTGAGCTTGGTGACGGCATGGACCGTATCAGCAAAGGATTTTTAAAGAGATTCAGACAACAGAGGCTTCAGGGTCCGCCCGGGGTCCGGGGAGCATCAGGCTACGGTCTTTTCGGCACATTCAAAAGAGTATCACTTGTATCCTCTACGATTGAAGGCATGGGCATGCAGGTTTATTCGGAGTCGAAGATTGCCAAGCTTCATGAAACAGGAGGAGTCGTTACTGATCCAAGCGGCGGCCGGATGGCAGTTCCTCTGTCTGCGAGGAGCCAGATGTTTACTCCAAAAGGAAAATTACGGGCGAAGTATAAAAAACCCCGGGAATTGAAGAACGTGGAGCCGATGAGATTCAAAGGACAGACTTTTCTTGTGAGAGTGACGAAGCGAGCGCAGAAGTTATTACCTTTGTACGTATTAAAGAGGTCGGTGCGGTTAAAGCCGCGCTTAGGATTTTATAGAGTGTGGGATAGTTTAGCAAATTACAGGATCGAGATTCTTAATAAAAAAATAGAAAACGCTTTAAGGAAAATTTAATAGTTCGACAGGCTCACTATAAATCATGGAAACGGTAAGAGAAAGAATACTTGCGAACATCAAAACGACGCTCGAGGACATAACAGTTGCCAACGGGTATAATTTCGATTTTACTGCCGACACTGTTCAGAGATGGTCAATGCAGGGCAATAGATTGGTCGACCTTCCCGCTGTTGTAATAAGCCCGGGCGATGAAGAAGAAAAAGGATCGCCAAATCCTTTTGAGGAATGCTATTTGATTGTTTATCTCGATGTATTTTTCGTGAATGACGAAGGTGATTCGATAGTTACGGATACCCATTTAAATAGATTGCAGGGCGATATGAAAAAAGCGATTTTACAAGACCATACTCGTGGGGGCGAGGCGATAGATACGGATGTTTTGGGGACGACTCCCTTTGAAACTACGGAAGGCCAGCCTTACGCAGGGATAATAATGGAGTTGGGTATAAGATATCGCCATTTAAGGTCCGACCCAACCGCAAAATAAAGAATTTCAGCCGGAGGCTGATCCGCCTCTGGCGGAAAAGGAGGGATGAATTATGTCAATGTTAATACGTAAAAGGCAGTTAGCGGCTAAGATCGAGAGTGTTGAAGGCACAGCCGAAACTTTGGCGGCCGCAGACGCGGGGCTGTTGGTTAATTTCACGCCTAAGGCGAATTACGATCCGCAGATGTATCAAAGGAATCCTGTGCGTTCTTCGCTTACCAAGATGGGCAAGTTAACCGGTAAGCGTTCGGCAGGGCTTGATTTCAGTATCGAGTTAAAAGGATCAGGTTCATTAACAGAAGAACCAGAATGGGCGAAGCTGATTAAGGCATGCGGTTTTGAGATTAATATTCTCGAAAAGATTACCATAGGCGCTGTTGCGGGAGGTCCGTTTCAGCATGGAGAGACAATCACGGGAGGGACATCTCTTGCAACGGGCAGGGTTGTAATCGAAACAGCAGACGGTACGACTACGCTTTACTTTGTTGAAATAACCGGCACGTTTGAAACCGGTGAAGTGCTTACCGGAGAAACTTCCGGAGCAACTGCGACTACAGGCTCGGTGCCTTCTGATGCCGGGTATGAGGTAAAGCCTATATCGAGCTTGGTTCCTTCATTGACCATGGGGTTGTATGAAGACGGCATAAGGAAGCTGCTTAAAGGATGCAGGGGGACAGCCAAGTTCAATTTTAGGATAGGCGAACCGGCAACAGTGGATTTTAGTTTTAAGGGGGTTGAAGCCGGGGTATCGGATTTGGCGTTGCTTACAGGGATTAGTTACGACGATGTGGTTCCGCCGGTTCTCTTGAATGCAGTGATGTCGTGTGACGGTGTTTCCCTGAATCTTGGAGAGCTGGATATCGATATTGCCAACACCCTGGCTCCAAAGGATAAGATTGACGATGCAAAAGGTATTTTATCCTTTATGATCACCGAGCGTGACACGCAAGGGTCGTTTAATCCTGAGATGGTGCTGGTGGCAACACATGATTTTTACGACAAGTGGTTCAGCAATACGCCTATGGTTCTTGACATGGCCTATGGCTCTGTGGACGGCAATAAGATCAGGGTTTATGCCCCGAGTATTATCTATAACAAAGTAGATGATGCGGATCGTGACGGCATACAGCTGGCTCAGACGGCATTCGACGTAACCGGTTCGATGGAGCCGGGAGATGATGAACTGGCAATTTTACTTTTATAAAAAGAGGAGGTGCTTTTATGTTAACGGGAATCGATGTAACTGCTACCAGAAAATATGTATCGAAGTTTGATCCGGACAAAGAAAGTCCTACGGTTTTTCATATCGGGTTTCTGGATCCGGCATTAAGGGCAGAGATTGACGATGACTCATCGAGTTATGAGATGAGTTCTACGAATCCGAACGATAAGGCGAAGGTAAAACTTAACTGGAACAAGCGCCAGATTACGGCTATCAAGTTCGGACTTAAAAACGTAGAGAACTTTTTGGATCCTCAGACCAAGAAAGCAATCGAGTTTCAGTGCGAGACTATTCGCTATGCCGGGAAAATGAGGGATTGTGTTCCGGATAGGATTATTGCGATGTTTCCAAGCGAGTTGAGAGCTGAGCTTGCGGAGGTGATATTGGATGAGTCCAAGCTTTCGGAGGAAGAAAGAAAAAACTAATAGTGGCGGTTCATTTGGGCGGCCTTACCATGAACTGCCAAAGCTGTTTATCCGGAAAGAAAACACTATGTGAGTTTGAGGTGCCGGGACAAGAGATTTGGGAGCTAAACGGCGAGCAGTATAAAGGATGCCCTTTTAAAATCGTCACACGGAAAAGTGCGAATTTTTTAAGGGCATTTAATTTTTATGAACGCGGATATTTGCCAAACCCTGGAGGTTGGATAGACCAATCAGCCAAGATGTTGGATGCCTTTGAGGTAATCGAGAAAGAACGCCGATCAATAGAAATTGAAAAAGAACGGAAAAGGAATTTATTCAGACGATGACGAATAAAGAGTTATCTATAATCTTAAGGCTTCGTGATGAAGCTTCAAAGCGCCTTGAAGGAGTGCGTGGTAACCTGCAGAGGTTCGCCAACTTTTGGAAGAAAAACTGGCTAGCAATTACTGCGGCTATTACCGCAAGTATCATGGCTCTTCGTAAAGCCTGGGAGATGATGGAACTTGGTGCCAAGGTAGAACAGCAGAAACAGGCCTTTGAAAATCTTGCCTCTTCTCTCGGTATGAGTTCGGAAAAGATAATAAAAGACTTGCGTAAAATGTCTGGTGAAACCATGTCTACCGCAGAGATTATGGGAAAGGCCTCTCAGGCAATGATCTTGGGGATTGACCCGACTAAATTAGCCAAGATGATGGAGATATCACGCGCATCAGCTCGGGCGTTTGGCAAAGACGTGGGCTTTATGTTCGAGAGTATTGCTATCGGCGTAGGCAGGCAGTCAAAGCTTATCCTGGATAACTTGGGGATTATCGTGAGCGCGGGAAAGGCATATGAGACGTACGCAAAATCAATCGGCAAATCAACCAAAGAATTAACCGAGATGGAAAGAAAACAGGCCTTCTTGAACGCGACCCTTGAAGCAGGTGACAGGATTCTTCAACAGATAGATACTTCTACAATGACAAACTTAGAGAAAATGCAGAAGCTAAAGGCGGCGTGGGAAGATTTTTCAGTAAAGATAGGTCAGGCTTTATGGCATGTATTAGGTTTTATTCAGGGATTTATGAATCAGCTTGTAGCGGGTTTCTTTCAGCTGTTAGAAGTAGCGACAACGGTATTCCAAAAAATGCTGGTGCCGTTGATAAAGTTATATGAATTGTTGGGCAAACTGCCCGGGAAAGTAGGAGAGGCATATAGGCAGGCAGGAGAAAGCGTAAAGAAATTATCTTCTGATATGGAATTGAATAAAAAAGCCTTTGAGATGGCGTCGATAGAAAGCGCAAAAGTTGCCATGGAGCAATATGACCTTGTGTTTGCCAAGGTAAAAGAAACCGGCAACAACACCGCGGAGATATTAAAGAATGTGGCCAAGCAGGTTGGCGAGAACGCAAAGGAAACGGCGAAGCAGTTTAATGCCATGGAAGAGTTTGCCAAGCAATCCGCGCGTAATATGCAGAATGCTTTTTCAGAGTTTTTCTTCAAGGCGTTCACGGGTGAGTTAAGGAACCTAAGGGAGATATTCGCTAATTTCGGAAGAGCGGTCCTGCAGATGATATCGAACATTTTAGCGAAACTACTTTTGATTAAACTCTTTACGGCTATGGCCGGGCCCGGCGGCAAGATATTCGGCGTGGATATCGGAGCTTTGTTTCATCATGGTGGAATGGTTAGAAGGCATCACGGAGGGTTGATAAGGGCGCACGGCGGGCTTTCCCCCGATGAGGTGCCGATTATTGCTCAGACCGGAGAAGGCATTTTATCACGACGAGGAATGGGGGCGTTAGGCGGCTCAGATAACCTAAAGGCACTTAATAGAGGTGAGGCGGTTACACAAGGCGGTGTGACAATTAATATCAATCAGGTTATACAAGCCTGGGACGCGCAGGATGTATGGAGAAACAGGAAGGCGTTATCGAATGCTATTGCCGACGACATTTACAATAACGGAAAAATACGGTCGGTTATCAGGAGTTACACATGAGCGATTTTAATTATACGCCGGACTTTACGGTTGATGAAGCGGTTCAGTATAAGACGCTTGTTTCCGAGTTCGAGAATGGAGTCGAACAGCGCAGGCGCAAATGGGCGAACCCTTTGAGGAAATGGACGTTGAGGTTTGGGCATAGGACGTTGTCCGAGATGAACGATATTCGTGATTTCTTCATGGGCAAATATGGAGCGCTTACGTCATTCACCTGGACTAATCCCAACGATTCGGTGGAGTATACGGTCAGGTTTGTCGAGGATAGTTTTAAGTTTGTTTTAAGGGCGTATCAGATCTATGACTTTGAACTCGATTTTATAGAGGTGAAATAGTGCCGAGAAATATAGACGCAACATTTAAGGCTGAGAAAGCCAAGCAGGAAAACCAGCCGATATTTTTATATACCATCGAAGATTACGATGGCTCTACCGATCTTCATCTCGCCGGATATGATACGGACATCACTTATAATTCGGTTTTTTATTCAAAGTTTCCCATAGCCCATGAGTTTGTAGGCGAGAACAACCAGGGGCAGATCGATCAGGTCAAAGTGAGGCTGGCCAATGTGTCGAGGCTTATCCAATCCTATCTTGAGCAGTATGATTTCAGGGGCAAGAAAGTTATTATCCGTATGGTCTGGGCAAATCAATTGTCCGATCCGGATGCATATATAGACGATGTTTTCTATATCGATAACTATGTGGCAGACCAGAATAATGTCGAGTTTACCTTAACCGGCAAGTTCGACGTCTTGGGAGTGGACTTGCCGTCACGAAGGTATACCAGAAACTATTGCGCCTGGAAATTCAAATCAAGCGAATGCGGATATTCGGGAGGAGAAACGTCGTGCAACAAGACACAGCAAAGATGCAAAGAGATAGGAAATTACTCGAGGTTCGGAGCTTTCCCTTCGGTGCCGACAGGACGGATATACATCATGTAGAGAAGCTTATCATCGATAAGTATCTGGGCATTCCTTATAAGCACAGGGGCCGGGAGATGGATGGCCTGGACTGCTGGGGATTTTTGAAGTTCGTATATGCGGACTTGGGTTTTAAATTGTTTGACATCGAGGACCTGGAATATGGCCAGGCATGGGGGCTTCGCGATAAAGATTATTTCAAGGAGAATTATATCAATGATTGGGAAAGAAGCGAAGTTCCCGAAGTATTGGATGCGGTGTTATTTCTAAACTCCCGGGGAAAGGCAAATCATGCGGGTGTAATCTTTAAGAACAGGAAGTTTATCCATTGTTGCCGGGCAGGTGTGATTGTGTCGAGGCTGGATGATGAGTCTTGGAAGAAAAGAATCGAAGGTTTCTATAGATTAAGGAATAAGGCATGGTAACTATACGCAATATCGAAAACCCTTTTAAATTAGACCAGGCAGAAATCAAAGAGTTTGATTATTCACGAAGCGAGACTGTACGTAGTTTGCTGGATAAGTCCGGTTTCGATTATAAGGATAAGCGGGTTATTGTCACCGGCAAAAAGATTGAGGATCTTGATGTCCGGGCTGAGCAGGGAGACGAGATAACTGTTATCCCTGAAGTTAAGGCGCCGGTAATAGCTGTTATCTCTTGGATTGTATCGGCCGTAGCGGCCTATGCGATAGCTCATCCATTTATATTTGCTTTCTATGTATTGTCTTTAGGATATTCGATTTATCAATATATGAATCAGCCGAAGATGGCTGATTTTAATTTGGGATCTACAGGCCTGGATGAAGGTTCGCCTACATACGGCTGGGACGGCGTTCAGACGATACAAGAGGTTGGCGTGCCGGTTGCGGTTGTTTACGGTGAGCATAAAATCGGCGGGAATATCATAAACCAGTTTATCCGGGATGCCGGGGATAAACATTATTTGAATGTGCTCTTGGCTTTATGTGAAGGCGAGATTGAGGAGATCGGTGATATCGAAATCAATAATAATTCAGTGGATAATTTTGACGGCGTTGACACAGTCAAACGTTACGGCACGAATGATCAGTCATTAATCGAAGATTTCGAAGATCTGCATAATCTTTATACGGTTAATGTAAGCCTTCTAAAAGATGATCCTCATGTTTATGAGACGGTTGATGCTGATGTCGAAGGGTTTGAAATTCTTTTAAGGTTGAATAACGGGTTGTATCAACAAAGTTCCGGCGGCGGGATAAACAGCTGGAGCGTAATCTATAAAGTAGAATACAAACTGCATACCTCAGGTACCTGGATTGATATGGGTGAGACCGGTATCTCCGACAACTCACGCTCACCTGTAAGAAGAACCTATAGAAAAACAGGGCTTACTCCCGGACAGTATGATATTCGGGTGACAAGGATGTCCGATGACAGCTCTCTTGATCCCTTGAAGCAGGGCGATTTAACCTGGTATCAATTAGATGAATTAAAAACTGACAGCCTTAATTATCCAAACACAGCGTTATTGGGGTTGAAGCTTTTGGCAACAGACCAGCTTTCCGGCGGCATGCCTAATATCACGACAGTGGTTAAAGGAAAAAAAGTCCTCATTCCTAATATTTTAAATGGCGCAACTCCTGTCGATTGGGAAGATTATTATTGGGATGGCGTAGATTATAGGTTGCTTTCAGATGATACGTTGCTTTCATGGGACGGCTCAACCTATGTCGAGAAATACTGCGCCAATCCTGTATGGTGCTTAAAAGATTTTGTTACGAATAACCGCTACGGTTTAGGAGAGTTTATATCCATCGGGAATTTAGACGCCGTTTCTCTTTTGGAAATGTCCAGGTATTGTGAGGAGAAGATTGGCGATGGAGACGGCGGCTTTGAGAAAAGATTCAGGATGGATGTGGTAATCGATTCCAACACAAAGGCGCTGGACGTTTTGATTCAGTTATGCGCCACGTTCAACGCTATGCCGGTATATAGCGCGGGCGGGATATCGTTTAAGATTGATAAACAGGCCAACCCCACGCAGTTATTCAGCATGGGCAATATTATCAAAGATAGTTTCGTTCAGAGCTGGAAGACGTTAAAAGAAATCCCCAATGTAATCGAGATCCAGTTTATGGATAAAGATAAAGGGTACCGGCAGGAAACGATAGCTTACATCGATGAGGACACCTTGGCGGCCGGAGATCCTATGCGCAAGAGCCAGGTGAGGTTATTTACGACTCGGGCAAGCTATGCTATCCGCGCAGGCAGATACGCGTTGAAGGTGGCTAAGTATATCAATAGATCCATTTCGTTTAAAGCGGGTATCGATGCGGTTGCCTGCCAGGCAGGAGATATTATCTCGGTTTCACACGACATACCTCAGTGGGGCTTCTCGGGCAGGGTTCAGGCAGGCTCGACAACAACGCTGGTAAAGCTGGACCGGACGATGGTGATCGAGGACGGCAAGTCTTATAAGATTCAAGTCAGGTTTTCCGACGATACCATAGAAGAACGATCTATTACGTCACCCGCAGGCAGTTATACGGAGATAGAATGCACGGCGTTTTCAACCGTGCCTCAGGCTTTCGATGTATATGCGATTGGCGAAACGAATAAGGTCAAAAAGGATTTCAGGGTTGTGTCTATTCAGAGAGAGGGCAAGGACGAAGTTCAGATAGCGGCTTTGGAATATAATGAAAATGTTTATGACGATAGCGACGTAATCATACCGGATAATAATTATTCCTCTTTGGATTTTACCATTCCTTTGGTTTCGAATGTAGTGTTGACCGAGAGAATAATTACCCTGGCAGACGGCACCATAGAAAACGCGATAGATGTATGTTTTGAACTTCCCGACTTGGGCGCCTCGGAATTGATGAACAGGTTCAAGGGGGTTAATGTTTATTATTCGGATAACGACGGCTTGAATTGGTATTACGTGGGATACACCGAAGGTAGCAGTATGTCCATAATCGGTAATATAGAAGTCGGCTCGACTTATAAAGTTTGTGTGACAAGCGTATCTTACGATGGTCAGGAAACAGCAAAGGCTGATTCTCCTACTGCTGAGATTACCATTACCGGTAACACTACGCTACCAAATGATGTTTCGAATTTTGCTTATACCTTTTTAAACGAAATAGTTTTTACCTGGGATGATGTCCCAAATGCCGATCTGGCAGGGTATGAAATTCGGACCGAAGACTCGAATTGGGGAGTGCAGAGTGCCGCCCTCATATATAGCGCACTGGCAAACACATTCACGATCGTTACGCCGTCATCCAGAAACCCGGGCACGTATTACATCAAGGCCTATAACACGTCCGGTAATTATTCTGAGACAGCGCAGTCTGTAACGCCGACAAACGCGGCTCCTTCTACACCAACCATAGCGGCTACACAGTGGTTCGGGTTTGCCAAGATAGAATGGTCTGATGTCAGCGATGAAGACTTGAAATATTACGAAGTCTATAAATCTCCCACCAATGTTTGGGGAGGCGAGGAGGCTTTAGAGGCAAAGGTTCCCGGCACAGCGGCTATAGTTCAGGGTAATGCTCCGGTTGACGCCAAGGCTGACGCGGCGGATGCAACAAGCATTACGGACGCGGATATCGCTGGCTATGGCACTGATTATTTTGTCGGCGATGTGATCGTTCAGACAAGCGGGACATATGAAGGTCAGGAGGCAATAGTCACGGCCTACAATAATTCGACAGGGCAGGTTTCGGTGGCTTCCTGGCCGTCCGGTACGCCTGACGTCGATGATGAGTTCGTTATAAAAGACAGGGCTTATTATAAAGTAAGGGCGGCAGACACTTATGGTCCCGGGAGTTTCTCCTCGGCCGTTACGATAAATTTTACGCCTTTAGCCGAGGCGGAAATAGGAGATGCTGTAATATCGGCAAGAAAGCTGATTGTGGGAGAATTGATTACTTTATCCGCTCAGATAAAAGACCTTATTGTAACGAATGCAAAGATCCTTGATTTGGATGGGGGCAAAATCACCGCTGAATCCATAACACTTTCCAAATTGGCTAGCGATGCGATTCCGCCTAAGACATACTATCAGGATGAGGAACCTGTCGCTGGTATGAACGACGGAGACTATTGGATTGACACTGACGATAATAATAAGCTTTATATCTATCAAGTTGATACCTGGGAAGTAGTATCCGAGAGTGGCGGCGGTGGCGGTATAACCGTCTTTCGGCAAGACGCCATTCCTACCGCCCTGGCCACAGGTGATTTATGGATTGACACTGACGACGGAGACAAGATGTACCGCGCTACTAACCCGGGCGATGATGAGATAATTGCAGGAGAGTGGGAATTGATAGATGTGGCTGCTGCGACAGGCTGGGCGCACGGTTCCGATATAACAAAGATCGACGGCGGAAAGATTTATACGGATTCAATTGACGCCGACAAGATAAATGTAAATCAACTGGATGCATTGGCAGTCAATACCGGAAGCCTGACGGTAGATGAATATATACAAAGCTCTGATTATGTGGAAGGTGTCACCGGTTTTAAATTAACCAATAATGCCGGTTTAAAAATCTGGACCGGAGAAGTGAACGTAGAGGCTCTATCCGGGATTATCACACAGATAAAAGAAGCTACCGTAACTAATCAATCTATAGCTTCTACTACTTTTGTTGATTTATTAACGGTGGCTTTAACTACAGAAGTTTCCAATTTATTGATAATTTTCTCTGCCGGAGATACTTATGGCAGTGTAGATGGATGCTTGGTTGAATTCAGAATACAGGTTGACGGTGTAACCAAGACAGGGGCTATTTATGGGATAGATGATATAGAGGCTACAGGGACAGGAGGGGCGGCTAATCCAGAAACCGATAATGCCGGAGACCATCAGCATAATATTAACGCGGGTTGCGAGTATAGCCCCGATTGCGATAGTGAAGGAGACCATACCCATGGGATTAATTTTGATGATCATACTCACGAAATAGAAACTTTTAATTGGAGGGTCCCTCCGGCATTACAGAAATTTGTGGCAGTAAGCGCTACTTCTCATACCGTGAAAGTCCAATGGAGAAGAACCGGAATTGGAACGGCTTATATAGGAGCTACTTATGGGGCGCAGTTGACGGTTGTAGAATTCAGGAAAAGCGGGACATGATAAGAGTGGAGGGTTAAATGCTGGAAGAATTGAAACAACAACTAAAGCGATTGGAAGGCACAGCAGTGCAGTTGAAGGAATCACGGGAAAAAGCAAAGATAGCCTATTGGCAGACCATAGGCCGCATAGCACAGCTTGAGGATATCATTAAAACGCTGAAAGATGAGTCTGCTAAAAATAAAGATGGAAATTAAAGTTATGCAGGAAAAAACTATACCCGAACGCTTGGCGGTCATCGAAACAGAGGTTACGAATATCAAAAATACTCTTGATGACATCAAGAACAATCATCTTAATTCTATCTACAAGAAATTTGACGATATCTGGAAGAAGTTCAACTGTTTCGAGAAGAAGCTAACCAATAGGCTGCCTTTGTGGGCGACATTGATGATAACGCTTTTGAGTTCTCTGGTCGTAGGGCTAATCGTATATGGAGTAATGAGAAAATGAGGAGGTGAGATAAGGTGAAGAAAATAATCATAATCTCGGCGGCAGTTTTGGTACTATCCGGATGCGCGGGGATTCCTTTCCCGAAGATTACCACGCCCAAGAAACCCGAGACGGTTTATAACTGGCGCGAGGAAGTAACCACCAAGCCCAGGGCGATAATAGCCGATGATAAGGCTTACGTAGTTGAGGAAACAAAAAAGACCCTGCAGGTAGGATTGGAAAACACTCCCCGTAAATTGATGCTGGGAGAGAAAATCGGCAACTGGTTTTCTGGACTAAGCCTGCTGGCTATCATTGCTTTGATTGTAGGATTGGTCTTATGTCCTGGCGCGACTTTGGCCTGGCTGGTCAAACTTCTTTTCAAATGGAAAAGGGCAATGAGAGAGACGGTGGCGGCCATCAAGGAGGCCAAGGCGGTCGAGAATACCGAATTGCATAATGCCCTGAAAGATAAGCAGAGCGTCGAGACCAAAAAGATTGTCGGGCAAATAAAGGCGGATCTTTAA